GCCGAGGAAGATGCCCGCGGCGCTGACCGACACGGATCGGGTGCCCGCGCCCGAAAGCAGATCGCGCCAGCCCCCCGATTGCTTGTGGGTGACGACCACGGTGTCGCCATTGATCGACATCTGCGTGGTGCGCAGGCCAGCGATGGTCTGATAGGTGGGGGGCGTGGCCCCGTCGGTGATCTTGAGCAGGAAGGCGGCGCCGGATTGTGCGGGCATGGGTCAGGCTCCTTGAAGCGGGGCAAACAGGCGAAAGCGGTATTCCAGCAGTGCGGCGCGGCGGTTGTCCGCACGCGCCTCGCTGCGCGAACGCAGGAAGCGGATCGAGGCGAGCTCGAAGCCGAGGTGGAAGGGCGGCAGGTCAAGCACCCGGCGCTCGATGGCAGTGAGCAGGGACGCATCGGCGGCGGTCAGATCGGTGTAGCTTTCCAGCTCCAGCGCGATGCGGATCTCGCGGCCCGCGCGGTCCTTGGTGCCCCAATCGATTGACGCGCTGGCCGCGATCCCGAGCCAGGGGGGGCTGGCCGAAAGCGGGGCTTCCTCCTCAATCGTGTTCACTCCCGCCAGCGCCGGATCGGCGGCGAGCCAGGCGATCAGCGCAGCGCGCAGGTCATTTTCCATCCTCGATGCCTCCTGCAAAGTCGGGCCACAGCGCGGCGGCGGAATGCCAGTCGGTGTGGCCTTGGCGGCGGCGCAGAGCGGCGGCCCGAGCGGCGGCGATCCGCGCCGCGCGGGCGCGCAGGCGCTGGATCAGGGGGGCTGAGCGCGCAGCGGCCCGGATCATCCGAGCCGCACCTCGCGCCAGGGCCGCCACAGCGCAGTGACGCTGGCGGGCGGCACCGCGCCCGGCTTGCCCTCACGGTCGCGGTAGTGATGCGCGGCGAGGCGGATGATGCCGTGGCGCAGCGGCGCGGGCAGGCCCGCCCACTCTGCCGCGATCCCGACCGACAGCTCCACCGCCAGCGCCGCGCCCTCCAGCGGGCGCAGCAGGCGGACGCAGGCGCTGCCGCCGACGCGCCATTCCAGCGCTTCGGACAGCGGGCCAAGCGCGCTGCGGCTGCCATCACCGGCAATCAGCGCCGCGCCGGTCACCTCATGCACCGGGCGCGACACCAATTCATGCCACATCCCGCTGAGGGGAATGGTCTCCTCGACCCGCTGGCGCAGCGGGGTCTTGCCGGTGAAAGCTTCGCAAATGGCGAGGCTGGTTTCGAGCAGCGCCCCGAGCATCGCATCGTCATTGGGGCGGCTGATCCCGAGCCAGTGCTTCAGCTCCGCCAGCGCAGCCTCGCCGGGCGCCGGGGGCTGCACGATTATCCGCTGCATCGCGGTGTCTCCCACATCATGATCCACAAAAGAGAGCGCCCGCATCGCTCATGTCAGGCGGGGGAACGGCCTGAGGCGATGCGGGCGCGAGAGCCCGGCGGGGGCGAAGGGGGACGCAGCCCCGCCGGGGACCGGAGGCCTGGCGTCAGGCCTCGATCTTGAGCAGCTTGATCGCCGCCGAATCCAGCACCTTCCCGCCGATCCGCTTCGTCGCATAGAAGTGGACGAAGGGCTTGTTGGTGAAGGGGTCGCGCAGGATCCGGGTCGCGCTGCGTTCGGCGATCAGATAGCCGTTGCGGAAGTTGCCGAAGGCCAGCGGGAAGGCCCCGGCGGCGACATCGGGCATGTCCTCGGCCTCGACCACCGGATAGCCGAGCAGGCGGTTGGGCTGACCCTCGACCAGACCGGGCTGCCACATGAAGGCCCCATCGGCGGTCTTGAGCTTGCGCACGGCGGCGAGCGTTGTCGAATTCATCACGAACACCGCCCCCTGACGATGGCCGGGCCGCAGGGCATGGATCAGATCGATCAGCCTGGTATCGAGCGCCGTGCCGAGGCCCGTCGCATTGCCCGTGCCGATATACTGCATCGTTCCGAAGGCGCGCACGCTGTCATCGGTGGTGGCTTTGGCGCCGGTCAGGAAGCCTTCGGGCTGATTGGTGCCCGTGCCCTTGACGAAAGCCGCCCCCTCGGCGCGGGCGAATTCATTGGCGATTTCATTCGCCAGCCAGCTTTCAAGGTCGAAGCCGACATCATCGAGCATCGCCTGACTGGCCGCCGGGTTGGCATAGAGATCGCCGCTCGGCGGGGCGATTTCGGCGAACTGGGGCGTTCCGGTTTCAGGGCGCGCAGCAGCTTCGGTGACCCAGCCCGAGGCGACATTGGTGGTCGCCACCAGCTTGCGATAGCCTGCCGTGCCGGTCTGCACCACCTGTGCGATGGCGCGGATCGGGCTCATCTTGACGATGCGCGTGGCAATCGCGGCGTCGATCTGGCGCGGCACGGCAAAGCCGCCATCGCCGGGCGTGGTGCCGGAGATCGACTTGACCTCGGTCTCCCGGCCCCGGCGCAGGTAGCCATCGACGAAGCTCTTGACCTCGGGCGCATCGCCCGCCGGGGCAGCAGCGCCGCCCATTGCCGGGCGGCTGGCGGCGCGGGCGACCTTGTCGAGCCGCGATTTCACCTCGTCGATATCGCTGCGCAGGGCGGCAATGTCGGCCTCTGCCTGATCCTGACGGGTGACGATATCGAAGCTGGCGTCGAGCGGATCGGCGGCGGCAGTGGTGACGGGAGTGGTCGTGTTATCCATGGGGCAGAGGCCTTTCGGTTGGGCAGAAAAAAGGCCGCCCCAATGGCGGCCGGTGGGAAAGTGAAGCGGGGCGAAGGAGGCACTCACGTCACCAGATGCACCCGCGCCATGGGGTGCAGCGGGTGGGTGACGAGGCTGACCTCGAACAATTCAACCTCGATCAGCTCGCGCCCGCCGGAGGATTGCCGGGCGGCGCGGGCGCGGAAGCCGAAGCTGAGGCCATTGACCTTGCCCGCCGCCAACAGCGCCGCAGCGCGGCTGTGCAGGCGGTCAATCCGGGCGATGACGCGCAGGCCCCGCGCGTCTTCCTCGGCGCGTTCGATCACGCCGATCGGCTGATCGGGTCGGTGCTGCCAGAACAGTGGCAGAGGCTGGTCGCGCCCCGCCAGCGTCCGGGCAAAGGCGCCGCGGCGGATCGTGTCGCGCGCGGCATCGGCAATGTCGAACAGCGCGGCATAGCCTGCAAAGCGCAGGGCGGCGTGGCCGGGGCCGCTCACAGCCGGTCCCCAAAGCCGAGCCGCACCGCAATCCCGATCAGCAGCAGCGCCAGCGCCGCCCGCACGATCCAGTCGACCAGCGCCTTCCACGCGCTGGTCTTGGCATCGCGCCAGGCCCTCAAGAGCTCGCGCAGTTCGACAAGGTCGCCCTCGGCCCCCGGATCGCCCAGCCCAAGCCGTTCAAGCGCGCGGTCGGTGGCAAGGCCGCTCGCTTCCTCGATGATGGCGCGCAAGGTGACCAGTTCGGCCCCCTCCTGGCGCGCCTGAGCCATCAGGCTGGCCAATATCTCGTCGCGGCTCATGGGGCAGTCTCCTCGGGGCTGAGGCCCAGCATCTGGCGCTTTTCGGCGCGGCTCAGGAAATCGGCTTCGGAGACCTGCGACCACAGCCGCTCCCGGTCTTCCGAAAGGGCTGGCACGCGGTCGAGATCGATCCGCAGGTCGGCCTCCGGAAACCACGGGGCGAGGCTTTCGCGCAGGGCCGCGAACAGCTTTTCCGCCAGCGGCAGCAGCGTCAGCCGCCACAGCGCGCGGCTGGCCTCGCGGTAATTGGCATAGGTGTTGTCCCCCGGCAGGCCGAGCAGCATCGGCGGCACCCCGAAAGCCATGGCGATGTCCCGTGCCGCTGCGCTCTTGAGGGTCGCGAAATCCATGTCGGCGGGCGAGAGCGCCATGCTCTGCCATTTCAGCCCGCCATCAAGCAGCATCGGCCGCCCGGCATTGGTCGCGCCCGAGAACGCCACGTCCAGTTCCTGCCGCAGCCGGTCAAACTGTTCGCGGGTCAGCGCCATGCCGTCGCCCGTGTCATAGACCAGCGCGCCTGAAGGCCGCGCCGCATTCTCCAGCAGCGCGCGGTTCCATTCGGTCGCGGCATTGTGAATCAGCACTGCCTGCCAGGCCGCCTGCAAGGCGCTGGCGCCGGCGTGATCCTCCATCGGGTGCATCGTCCGCAAGGCGATGATGGCAGGCCAGCCGTCCTCATCCTCCAGCGGGATGGTGGCGGTGTGGTTGCCCACCGCATAGCTGTAACCGCACGGCCAGCCCTTGCCATCGAGCACGACTTTCACCCGGTCGGGCCTGAGCGCGAACAGTTCGACCGGTGTGCCGGACGCGTCCTTGATGATCTGGACATAGGCGTTGCCATGCAGCAGCAGATGCGCCGCCAGCGTCTCGATCAGCGATTGGCCTGCACTGGTCGCCGTCACCAGCGTGGCGAGGCGCGGGTCAGGGCAGTGGAGCGGGGCCTGCCCGATCCCCTCGGCCACCACCCGCACTGATCGCTGGGCGATGGGATTGGCGAGGAAGCCCTCGGTGATCGCGCGGGCATAGTGATAGCCGCCCGCGCCCGGTCCGGCATCAAAGGCGGGCCACCACCCGGTCATCATGCCGTTCGCCAGCGGCACACGGGCGTGCTCCCCGCCCTTGAAGGCGGAGAGGAGAGTATCGAGCAGAGGCATGGGATGTCCTTTGGTTAGAGCGCCCGCACGGCGGGGGTGGCCGTGCGGCCCAGCAGCAATTCGGTGAGCGCCCAGACAGCTGCGTCGGCGCGGTCGGGGCTGCGGCCGGGGCCAGCGTAAGTGCCGCCGGTCAGGAAGCCGCAGAGCTGGTCCTCCAGCCGCGCGAACACCCCGACATGGCGCACGCGGCCCGCGGCATAGAGCGCCGCGACCGGCTCGGCCCGGGCGACCTTGCCGCGGCTGGCGTGCACCAGCTTCACCGGCAGCGCCTGATCGGCGGCGCGCAGCACGCTTTCGACCATCGCGCCGCCCTGATTGG